ATTCCATCAGTTTCAATTACAGAACCAAACGCAGCATTTGTAAACGCAACTGCTATTGCAACAACTAATGCTAACAATGTAGTGACGGCAATTAACGTTGTAAATGCAGGTACGTTTTATAGTTCAGCAAACGTAAGCATTGATGAGCCGCCTGCAAAATCATCGGTAATTAAATTCGGTAATGACGCATTATGGCACAACGATTATTCTGATGTTCGTAATCTTGGTGGGTTACCATCAAATATGGCAACAAGCGCGGGAAATGGTTATGCTATTGAATTTTGGATTTGGCCAACGGCATTGCCAGGCGGATACGCTTTGCGTGTATTGAGTTTTGATGGCTCAAACGTTCGTATTGAATATGATGCAACAACTGGTGAATTAAAATATTATCCTCCGTTTGGTGCAGCTAAAACATCAACAGAAACATTGATTCTAAATCAATGGAACCACGTTCGTTTTGAACACGTGGCTTCGCCGGTTAAGTGGTGGATTAACGGAGTTGAAGGCGGAGGCGGATTTGCTGGTACAGGCACAATCGTAACAAGTGGTACTGATGTTTATATTGGAGATTATATTGATGCGTCAAATAATGCTGCAGAAGGTGATAGAAGCTTTATCGGATATCTTGACCATTTAAGTATTGATGCACTTACAACAATATCTGCAAATGTTGCAATACCTAATACTGCGCCTACCGGATCTATTTTAACTGAAACGTTTGATAAAGTACCTGCGGCCGCAACAGCGACGGTTACAGACGGTAAGGTTACTTCAATTACAGTTACAAATCCTGGAGAAAATTATACAAGTGCTCCTAATGTAACCTTAACGGCGCCTAACGCAGCACGCTCTGATTTCCAAGCAACCGCAACTGCAGTTGTTGTGGCAGGCGCAGTTGCTAATGTTAACGTCACTGATGCCGGTGAATTTTATAATAGCGCAAACGTAACAATTACAGCTCCTGTTTCAAATACTGCTACAGCAAATGCTTCTATTACTCAAAATGGTGATATTGAATCAATTACAATTATTAATCAAGGTACTGGATATAGAGCAGCGCCACTAGTAACAATTGCTGCACCTGCAGATAGTTCAATTCCATATACACAAATTGAATTTGATGATAACTGGGGAGTCATTACGACGATAGTTGAAGAGGAATAAATAATGGCAGATAATGATAAAATTTCAAAGGCGCTTGGAATTAGGCCTTTGAAAGAAGTTAGGCAAGAAATACAGCCTGTTGAACCTGAAGGTTATGATGATCAGTTACCAGCTGAAATTCCTGCCAATTCTGAAGAAGATGAACATCAGGCAGACCTAGAATTAGCTCGACAAAATGTTAAAAATATTATCGAAATGGGAGACGACGCGGTTGCAGAAATGGTAGAAATTGCTAAGCAATCAGAGTCTCCTCGAGCATTTGAAGTTGTATCTACTTTGATGAAAACATTGCTTGATGCAAACAAAGATTATGTTGATATTTCTTCTAAAAAGAAGTTTGAAAAAGGCGATAAGCCTCAGTCAGAAACAAATGTTACTAATAATAATTTAATCGTATCCACCGCTGACTTATTGAAAATGATTAAAGGCGAAGGCAATGATTGAAAAAGGTTATCTCGGTAACTTAAATCTCAAAAGATCTAATGAAGGAATTGAGTGGACTCCTGATCTACTTAAGGAATTTATGAAATGTGCTAAGGATCCAGTTTATTTTGCTTTACAATATATTAAAATTGTGGACGTTGACAAAGGTCTTGTTCCTTTGGATATGTATGAATATCAAAAGGAAATTACCGAAAAAATTACGAATAATCGCCGTGTTGCCGTACTAACTGCTCGTCAGTCGGGTAAAACAACAACAGCTACGGCCGTAATACTTCACTACATTTTATTTAATGAATTTAAAACAGTTGCCATTCTTGCAAACAAAGGTGACGCTGCTCGAGAAGTATTGTCTCGAGTAAAACTTGCATATGAAGCTCTTCCTAAATGGTTGCAGCAAGGTGTTGAAGAATGGAACAAGGGTAATATTGCTTTAGAAAATGGGTGCCAAGTTTTGGCTGGTACTACATCTTCTAGCGCAATTCGTGGTAAATCAATTTCATTTCTATACCTAGATGAGGTTGCATTTATTGAAGGTTATGATGAGTTCTTCGCATCGGTTTATCCTACTATTTCATCTGGTGATTCAACTAAATTGCTTATGACTTCTACTCCTAATGGTCTAAACCATTTTTGGAAAACTTGTAAAGGTGCAAAAGAAGGAACTAATGGCTACGAATACGTCGAAGTAATGTGGAATGATGTTCCTGGTCGAGACGATAAATGGAGAGATGAAACTCTTGCAGCTCTAGATTATGATGAACAAAAGTTTAGACAAGAATATTGCTGTGAGTTTCTTGGAAGTTCAGGAACTTTGATTGATGGTTCTAAGCTTAAAGCATTAACATATGATAGACCACTTGCTGAAGGCGAAGGTGTGACACAATATACCAAGCCAGTTGAAGGTCGTCAATATGCTTTAATTGCAGACGTTTCTCGTGGTAAAGGTTTAGACTATTCTACCTTTAACATTATTGATATTACTGAAATGCCATACCAACAAGTTTGTGTATTTAGAGATAACTATATTGGTCCGGTTGACTTTGCTAACTTTATATATAGATTAGGAAACATGTATAACGAAGCAGCCGTTCTTGTTGAGATTAATGATATTGGTGAACAAGTAACTGATACTTTACTTATGGATTATGGATATGAAAACCTTCTTTATACAGCAAACATGGGAGCTAGAGGAAAACAGATTACTTCGGGATTCGGAGGTAAGAGATTAGATAACGGTATTCGAACAACAAAAACTGTGAAGAATATAGGATGTTCTCTACTCAAAACTCTAGTTGAACAAGATCAATTAATACTAAGAGACTATAATACTTTACAGGAACTGTCAAGATTCTCTAAAAAGAGAGGATCATATGAGGCAGAACCGGGATGTCATGATGATTTGGTTATGAACTTAGTGCTATTTGCTTGGTTATCAGACCAAGACTTTTTTAAGGAAATGACCGATATTAACACATTAATGAAGCTTCGAGAAAAAACAGAAGAACAAATTGAAGAAGAGCTGTTGCCTTTTGGATTTATCGACGTTGGTGATGATGAAGTTTATGATGATGGATTGAGATTGTAATTTGCAGTAAATTCAAATTTTTATAAATACTATCAGTCATAATAAGAACAAACATAAACGCGTTTAATATATAAAGGAGAAAAATATGGCTTTTTCCGTAAGTCCTTCCGTCATTGTTCGAGAAGTGGACGCATCGGCAACAGTTCCGGCCATCGCGACACCTCCAGCCGCTATGGCTGGTATCTTCCGTTGGGGACCAGTTAATGATCCGATCCTTATTACTTCAGAAACACAATTAGTAAATCGTTTCGGTAGACCAACCGATAATAACTTTGAAACTTTTTTCACTGCAGCAGATTATTTGGCATATGCAAATGCTTTATATGTTGTGCGCGCTGATGATGATTCAGAAAAAGCTGGTATTACTGACATTGTTTTGCACACAGCAGATACTGCATATGCAAACACAAATGCAGATGGATACCAAGCAGGTGTTACAGCAGGTTCTATTGGTTCAGTAGATATGGCCAATACAACATACGGTGCATTTGAAGGAAAATATCAAGGTGCATTAGGTAATGCATTGGAAGTTGGATACTGTTCATCTACAGGATACGAAATTGAACTATTTGCTGTTGGTGCTATTCCAACATTAGCTCAAGATGATGCAACAGATCAACAATTTACATTTAACTCAAGTTCACTTAACTGGGAAGTTGCAAACACAGGTCAAATGACTGACTTGAATGCAGGCGACGTTCTTAAAGTTGGTAACGATTCAGTTGGATATCAAGAAATTGTAGTATCTAGCGTAACAGAAACACCAATTAATAAAACATATGGCACTGGTAATACAGCAGTAACTGTTGTAGATGGCTATGACTATGTTGTTGCTCTAAATACTAAGTTTACTTTGGCTGAAACAGATCCAAATCTACTTTCATTTACAAAACGTTGGAAGTACGCAGGTCTATTCTCTGGAGCACCAGATGCAAACCATATTCACATCGTAGTTGTAGATGGAACCGGAGACATTTCAGGAGACGCAGATAACGATGTAATTCTGGAGTCTTTCGAAAATCTATCAACAACTGAAGGTGCAACAAGAGCTGATGGAACAAATAAGTACTACAAAACAGTACTTGAAAATCAATCTGCTTGGGTTGAAGCAACTGCTCATGGTGCAAACGATCCAATTGGCACCGCTTCAGGCGCGCTTGCTGAATACGAAAACTTTGTCGGTGGTACAGATGTTGTTACAGAAAGCAGCGCGACACTTGCTCAACTTGGCTTTGCATGGGATGAGCTTAAAAATACAAATGAAATTGATATTAACTTTGTACTTCAAGGTAAAGGCGATAATGCCGGTAACCGTGCAAACTATATCATTTCAAACGTTGTAGACTATCGTAAAGATTGTGTTGCATATATCTCACCATCTAAGGAAGCTGTAGTTGACGCAACAGCAACAAATACTAAAATGACAAATGCTATTGCTTATCGTAACAAGTTACAAAGCACATCTTATGCATTTATGGATAGTGGATACAAATATCGTTACGACAAATATAACGATAAGTATCGTTGGACTCCATTGAACGGAGACATGGCAGGCCTTGCCTCAAGAGTTGATGTATGGGAATCTCCTGCTGGATTCCGTAAAGGTATTATTAAAAATGTTGTAAAACTTGCATTTAATCCAAATAAAGCGCAAAGAGATCAACTATATAGCTCAGATATTAACCCAGTAATGTCACAAGTTGGACAGGGTATTATGCTATTTGGCGATAAAACATTACTTGGATTCCAAAGCGCATTTGATCGCTTGAATGTACGCAGATTGTTTATTGCTGTAGAAAAAGCAATTGCTACTGCAGCCCAAGGTTTCCTCTTTGAACTTAACGATGACTTTACTCAAACACAGTTTAAAAACATTGTTGATCCGTTCCTAAGAGATATTCAAGGCCGTCGTGGAATCATCGATTTCAGAGTTGTATCTGATTCGACTGTAAACACTCCTGCTGTTATCGACCAAAACAAATTCCGTGCAAACATCTTTATTCAACCTGCGCGTTCTATTAATGTTATCGAACTTACGTTCGTTGCTACAAGAACTGGTATTGAGTTTGACGAAATTGTTGGCGCAATTAGCTAATAAATAATACTAAAGAGGAGAATAAAATATGGCATTTAATATCAATCAGTTCAAATCAGAACTCGTTGGTGGTGGTGCACGTCCTACGCTCTTCCAAGTACAGATCACTAACCCTATCGACAATGGAGCGGATGCAAAAGTTCCGTTCCTTGTTCGTTCGGCAGCTATTCCAGAATCAACAGTAGGTCAGGTAGAACTTCCTTACTTTGGTCGTCAGGTAAAATATGCTGGAGATCGCGTATTCGGAGACTGGGCAGTCACAGTAATCAACGATGAAGACTTCTTGATTCGTAACGCAATGGAAGCTTGGATGAATGCAATTAACTCGCATGATTCAAACACCCGTGCATTACCTCAAGATTATAAGTCAAACGCACTAGTTACACAATTTAGTAAAGATGGTTCTATCCTACGTACTTACGTATTTGAAGGTATTTTCCCAATTGCAATTGACAGTATTGCATTGGACTGGGATCAAAGAGATGTTATCGAAGAATTTGGAATGACATTCCAGTACGATATGTGGAGAGTTGAAGGTAACACCGGCGTCCCAACCACTTAATTTTTATATAATGAAGGAATGAAACTGTGAAGATCTTTGGATTCGAAATAACCAGGGAAGAGGAGGAAAGTAAAACACCTCCTCTATCCTTTGTTGAACCAACCAATGACCAAGGCGCAATTAACGTTGGCAACGCATTGGGTGGTTTCTATGGTACCATGCTTGACATGGAAGGAACAGCTAAGACTGAGTCTGAGCTAGTAACTAAATATCGTGGAATGTCTATGCAGCCTGAAATTGCGTTGGCGATCGATGAGGTCGTTAATGAAGCAATTAGTGTTGATACTGACGATAAAGTTGTAGAGGTAGTACTTGAAGATACTGACCTGCCTGAAAAAGTTCAAGATAAAATTAGAGACGAATTCGAAGAAGTTTTAAGTTTACTTGATTTTAGAAATCAAGCTTACGATATCTTTGCAAAATTCTATATTGATGGTCGTTTAAATTATCATGTGATGATTGATAATGATGATTTAAAACGTGGTATTGCTGAACTTAGATATGTAGATCCTCGTAAAATTAAACTTATTCGTGAAATGGATAAGAAAGATAAGGATCCGCATTCCGGCATTCCAGTTAAAAAAGTAAAAGCAGAATATTATATGTATTCTGAAAATGGATTTTCTTCTTCTGGCGGAATTGCTGGAACAGGAACCGGCACCACTGGATATCGTATTTCAAAGGATTCTGTAGTACGTATTACTTCAGGTCAAATGAACGAGAATAATTCTTTAGTTCTTTCTCATATTCATCCAGCAATTAAGCCTCTTAACCAACTTCGCATGTTGGAAGATGCCACAGTTATTTACACATTGACAAGAGCTCCAGAACGTCGTATTTTCTATATTGACGTTGGTAACTTACCTAAATCAAAAGCAGAACAATATCTTCGTGATATGATGACTCGCCATAAGAATAAGTTGCAATACAACGCAACAACTGGCGAAATATCAGATGCTCGTAAGATGATGACGATGACAGAAGATTTTTGGTTCCCGCGTCGTGGCGGTGAGAGATCTACTGAAGTTGATACATTAGCCGGTGGTACATCACAAGCATTAAGCACTGATGAAAACATGCAGTACTTCCAAAGAAAACTATACAAATCTTTGAAAGTGCCACTTACACGCCTTGAACCAGAAACGATGTATACGTTTGGTAGATCTACTGAAACTACCCGCGATGAAGTAAAATTTGCTAAGTTTATTAACCGTATGCGCGCGCGTTTTGCAGGACTATTTGTTGGTTTGCTTGAAAAGCAATTAATTCTAAAAGGTATTATGACACCTGAAGAATTTGCGCAAATTAAAAATAAAATGCGTTTTGATTTTGTAAAAGATAACTACTTTGAAGAATTAAAACAAACAGAATTACTTAGAGAGCGCATGACAACTCTTCGTGACGTTGAAGAGCATGTCGGTGTATACTATTCAAGAGAATGGGTTATCTCTAATATCCTTCAAATGACTGAAGACGAAGCAGAAAAAATGAAGGAACAAATTGAAGCTGAAAAGGCTGAAAACCCTGATCCTGATCAAGAGCAACAGGACATGTAGTTTTTTATAAATAAAAACAGAATCACTAGGAGTTAAAAAATGGCAAAGTCATTCAAAAATTTAATATCAGAGGTTGCTCAGCCTAAGGCAGCGGAAGAAAGAGCCTTTAAAAATCAGCATACTATTGATAAAAGAGATGCGCAACCATCAGGCCAAGAACATATTTTTAAAGGCACTATCGCTACAAAGCCACGCCTTGCTGACTATATGAAAGGTTTAGATCAAGCTGCTTATGATAAAGCGTATTCAGACAAAACACCTTTCTCTATGCCAAGAGATATTGACGAAGATGTAGATCTTTATGAAGATCCATCAGAAGAAAAGCCAATGATGTCAAACGCATTAAGAGCTGCTTCACATTATCTTGAAGGAATTCAGCAATATGTTGATGAAACAAATGATCCAGAAGAATGGTTTCAAAATAAACTTGCAGCTGCAGTAAAAGAAATGGCTACACTTTATGGATATGCCACAGGTAAAACTCAAAAGGAAGAGCTTGAGCTTGGCGAAAGCGTGACGAGTAGAGATGCAAGTGAGTATCATCATGATATGGCCCAGTACCATGATGATATGCATAACCACTTAAGTAAAAAAGGTACGAAAGAAGCACGAGCTGCAGCTGGATATCACAAAGTGGCTAAAATGGCTCACGACGATGCATCGTATGATCATGAACGCGGTGAACGCAAAGCTCATAGGTCATCTGAAACAAGCTATCGTAAATCGGAAGCAGCAAACAACGCAAGCCGCGGGGTATTACGCGGTAAGGACGGCCGCCTTGAGAAAAATCATATTAATCCACAAATTAAATTTAATGACCGCAAGCAATATGATGAAAGCGTAGAGTTGGATGAA